CCAAGGCTGTACGGGAGAAAATGAACCGTATCCAGAAGCGGATTGCGGCTACCAACGATACCGCTGACGTTTTGAGTGGTGGCATCGACCTCGCCAAACTGGCGCGTGGTGATACAGAAAACTTGGCGCTTCTGCGCGGTGCTATCGACACCCTTGATATTGGTAAGTGGAAGCTAATTTTACCGACCCTTTCGACCGAGGACATCTTCCGTATCCTGAAGGGGCGCATTCCGGGTCTCACTGAAGCCGACCGGATTATTCGGCAAGACGTTACCCGCTTCCAAACCAGAGAGTACCTAAAGCTTGCCGATGAGTTGGAGCAGGTTGCTGAGTTCCTGAAGAAGTACCCGAAGGCCGCACAGGCTCTGTCGGACCTTGAGTTTGCCGCCGTGGCGTATCAGGTGGACCCGACCAAGGCACCTACGCCTGAGGCGTACGCCAAACTCGATAAGAAAACCAAGGAGCTTCAGATTGAACTGGGGAACGTCACGGCTGGTGACGCCAAGGGTAAAAAGGAAGCTGAAAATAAAATCGCTCGTCGGTTTGCCGAAATTAAAAGCGTCTACGTAGGCGTCCCCGGTGATGAGCGCGTGCATGGTTGGCGTGATCTTGGCCGTCCGGAATTTGGCGGCGGTAAGGGTCGTGAAATCTTTAAGCTTCTGCGGGACGGCCATCGGCGCGACTTAGAAGCCAAGTATAATGCGCTTCGTGACCGCCTCAAGGAGACCAAGAAAGACAAGGCGCTCGACGAAGCGTTGGAGAAGCTCGAAGCACAATTCAAACCTGCTATGGATCAGGTCATCTATTTCCCCGCCATGCGCTTTGGTTCGTACTACGCGCGTGTGGGTACGGGTGCTAACAGCATCTTTAAAATGTTTGAAACTCAAACTCAGCGCAATCAATTTGTGCGGATTATGAAAGCTCGTAACCAAGAAGTCACTGAGACCGGCAATGTCGAAGACCTACGGAGCAACTTTCAGCAGGTGTCAGGAGGCCCAATAAAAGAAGTCCTTGACCTATTTGACGGTGACCCAAAAGACATCGGTGCGCTCAAGAGCCAAGTCTTTGACCTGTGGTTGCAGACTATGTCGGCGGGCGATATGCGTAAGCACATGGCTCCGCGCAAGATGCGCGCTGGTTACAGCACTGATATCCTGAAAAACTTTGCCAACTTCCGGCGCTCGTCCATTAACGATGTGAAACGCGCCAAGTTCGGTGAGAAGCTGCGTACGGAAATCTCCCGCGCTAAGGACGGCCTCGAAGGTGCACCCGACCGCGAGAAGATGAACGCCTTCATCAAGGAAATCGAGCTTCGCACGAGGAGCGACCTGATGCCACCTGAGCGGGGCAACCCCTATTGGGAGGGCGCTATTGAGCTTGGTAATAAGATGGCCTTCTACCAGTATCTGGCTAACCCTAAGACTGCGCTCATCCAGCTTACACAGCTTCATATCGTGGTACTTCCGATACTGGCCCAAAAGTACGGTCACGTTAAGGCCACCGCTGCACTGGCTAAGTACGGGTTCTCCAGCCTTGGTGGTTTTGTTGTAAGTTCGTTGAAAGCTACCCCCCGTCCGGGGAACAAATGGACTTTTGACTGGAAGCAGCCCAACCTGCTCGACAACCCGATCTCGGCGCTCAAGGAAGAAAGCGACCCGGAACTCTACGAGGTGTTGTCGGAAGGGTGGAACGAAGGCCGCGACCTAAACCTCTGCGGGAATACCTTTGCCAACCAGATTGGCGGTTATGGTAACGCTGACCCCCAGCAGAGCAATGCGCTTCAAGAGCTTATGAAGGGCCGTGTCCACACGGCTGCTTGGCGCGGTTCGACCTTTGCTTTCGAGGCAATGGGCACGTTGATGCACCAGATGGAGAGCGTGAACCGCGAAGCTACCTACATGGCTGCGCTGGAACTGGCGTATCGGGAGAACAAGAAGAACGGCCAGACCCACGCCGAAGCAAAGAAGAACGCTATTGAGGCGGCTGTGGAGACTACGCTAGCAGCTACCTTCGACTTCTCATCATACAACAAACCACGTGTCCTGACCGCAGGGGTAGGTCGTTTGGCTGGGCAGTTTATGAGCTACCCTTACTTCATGACGTCGCTGTTGGCACGGAACATGTACACGGCGATTAAGGTTGGCGAATTGGAACCCGGCGAGCGGCTGGCTGCCATCGAGGTTGCGACCGGTGCACTTTTCAATATCGGCCTCTATGCGGGTATCACCGGAGTGCCGCTGTACGGCTTCTTTACCACCCTCGCTAGCTTGCTAATGTGGGCGTTTGGCGATGACGATGAGGAAGAAGGCGGTCTAAGCTACCTCGACGAAGACGGCAACATCAAGGCTACCTATAATATTGATTGGTGGGTCCGGAACGTCTGGATACCTAAGACTTTTGGGCCGGATGGCACGGTTGCTAACCTCTTCGGACTCGATGACGACACGGCTGAACTAGTGGCGCGCTCGGTCGAGAAAGGGCCGATCTCAGCCATCACTGACATTGACCTATCCAACTCGATAGCGCTGGACTTTATGTTCTTCCTACCAAGGGAGTCCCGTGCTGATACGCCGGAAGGCAAAGTGGTGGACTACACGTTCAGTATTATGACCGGCGCGGCTGGCAATATGGTCATGGACTACATCAAGGCTGGTAAGGACCTGATGAATGGCTACACCAACCGTGCTTTGGAGCGACTACCAAAGCTGTTTGGTAACATCGCCAAGGCTAACCGCTTTGCTACCGAAGGGCAGACAAACTACAACCGTGAACTGGTCGGCATGGATGTGGACTTCTGGAGCAGCGACAAGGCTATCCTGCAAGCCCTTAGTTTTGCTTCGACCGAAGCCGACCAGAAGCAGCAGCAGAACTACGAAGCCAAGTCTATCAAGGTTAAGGTCGGGAAGGCCCGTGCGGACTTCTTGGATAAGCTACGCAAGACTGCGCTCGACCGCTACCAGTACGGTAGTAACCCAGAGACGGATGCTGCGCAGCAGCAGATTGTAAAGGATTGGGTCACGTTCAACCAGACCTACCCGACGGATGTGATTGGGATAGACTCGTTCTACGAGGTGCAAAACAACGCGGTTAGTAATGCTGCCGAAAGTTATGGCACCCGTGGATTGCCACTGGACGAGAAGACCCCCTACCTACGCGACCTCTATCTGCGTCGCCTCGAATCAGAGAAGAAATAAAAAAGCCCCCCAGTTGGTGCAAACTGGGGGGCTAATGATACCAGAGGGGTACCGAGGAAGGAGCAACTTCCTAGCACAGCGTCATACTCACTGACGCCAGATACGTAAACCCCTAATACCGTCGCAAATCACGACTTTCATCAAAATCTTTATCCGTAGGCGTTTACAGACCTCCGTTATGCTCTGCTTGGCCCCCACAATGTCGAGGCAAGGAAAGAACATTGACCTACCCTTCCTGAAGGTACGCCAGTCGATGTCGTAGTCAATCTCCCCCACTCTCACCGGTCTGCTCCGCTTCGTCGGTCTGCTCCGTAGTGTCGATACCTATAATGTTATCTAAGTTGAGGAAGCCACCCACAGCCGTATCGAAGACCAACGAGTAAACCCCCGGCGTGATAACCTTCATGCCCTTCGATAGCCGCTTCACCTCTGGCTTGAGGTAGATGCCCTGCTTCTTAAGCTGGGCTAGGGTTTCCTTATAGTTGATCTGAGAGTCAACGCAGTCATTCTTAAAATGCTTAGCATTAATGTACATGCGGTTGGTGTCTGGCTCGTAGCGTACCAGCAGTTCTCCTTTAGGCTCAAGCTGCGGCAGCATGGGCATCTGGCTGCGCCGGTCTACCTTATCGTTCACGACAAGGATGTTCTGCATGTGGCGGTTAAGGTAGTCGCCAATGATGGTCACAAGGTCGGTAGCTGGCGGCTGCACATCCTCACGCAAGGTATTCAGCATCTGGGTAGCCCACTTGTAGATGCGCTTCATATCCCAGTTTATCAGGCCAAGTTCCTTAGCAATCAAACCACCAGTGATATTAGCGGCAATAACTGCGGACCAGAAGCGTTCACGCTGCGTCAGCTTGAGTTCGCGGTCCAGTTTGGCTTGGATGTGTTTGAACGTATCAACCACTTCCTTTTTCTTTTTAACTAGGTAGGTGGCATAGATCACCCCCGCATGGCCGTAGTTGCCGAACAACTGGTGGTCAAACATCTGCTTTGCATACGCCACCTCCACGGCATCGGAGTAGTCGATCTTATACTCCATCATGCGCATCATCTCGCCATCGGGCGTAGCCTTTGCCTTAACCAGCTTTTCATAGAAGGATGCGTTCGAGGAGCAGAGGCTGATTGTCTGCCACCGTGTGTTGTTGACACGCAGCTTGTTGCCGCTGGCTTCCATGCGCTCCTTACCCTTACCGTTCGCCATCGCGTAAGCAAAGTCGGAGAAAGGCACCGGCAACATGTTAGTCACTTCATCCACCGTGTAGGGTAGGTTGTTATACACACCGAGGCGCATGATGCTGGCGTTCACTGTGTCTTGCGGGGTCGTGCAGAGGTGCTTCGGGTGGCCCCAGACGCTGTTGCACATATGGAGGATGGTAGTCTTACCCGTGCCGGAGTGTTGGTGGATGACGTTTATGATGGCCCCACTCTGGTTGGAGAAGCGCAGAAGCGGCGCACCAAAGGTAGTAAGCGCAGCAAACGCATTGCCTTCAAGCCCTTCACGCCCGTAGATGTTAAACACTTCCTTCCACTTCTCCAGCGTACCCACAGCGCCCATGTGTGTGGCAATCTGTTCAGTGGTTGATGAAGGAGGGCTATAGAATACGCCCTCTGCGGTGACTTCCTTATCACCTACGATAAACTTGCTGTCATTGTCAGCCCAACCAAATTGAAGTCTCATAAGTTCTGCCCTTTTTCCGTATTGAAATGTGTCGATTGCCGAGATTAAGTATTCACAGATGAGGTCAAAACGTTTTGAGCCTACCATCACGCCTTCACCTGACAGGATTTTGCGTAGCTCTGCTTTGTCTGTGACCTTGTTGTTAGGGATGATGAACTCTTTCACACCATCACTAGGAGTATGCAGCCGGATGACTGCTACATCGCGCTGCACGGGGTCGTGCATACGCTTCACTACATAGAGGTCGTGTTGATATACAAAGACAGGATCGCCTTCGTCTTTAAATGGTTCCCGCCATATACCGCCTTCCTTGCCACGATAGAACGGCTTGGGGTACTCTGGGATGGTGACCACCTCCATTTCGCCTGTGCGCTCGTTGAGCAACTCCATCGTACGGTCTGCAACCGTAGCCTTAGGAACTGTCATGCCTAAACTTATCGGGTTCTTGATCTTCCCGAAGTGCGGGCACCCAGCGCAGCCACCGGGGTTGTTCCGTTCGAAAGTGGCGCAGTTGTGCGGCTGCTCGATGTGAGCAATCTTTTGCACCGTCTTGCCGGGGTCGTAGTCAGGATGCTGGTCCGACAGTAGGTGGATGGACTTGTCGGCGTCGTCGCAAAACTTTGCCACTGAGAGAGCGTCGAACCACCGAGGCTCCGAGATAGTGGTCTGGTTCTGGTAGCAGTCGAGAAGCTGTTGGCACCCATCACCCTTGGCACTGCGCGTCATGATCCGTCTGAAGCTTTTGCCGATGCTATCCTGCAACGATTTGCCCAGAGCAGTGAGAGGACGCTTCGCTGGTAGTGGCTCCGTTGAGGGCATCTTGACGCCCAGTAAGGTCACGAACACCTCGAAGTTAATCGGCTTACCCTCATGGATTACCGATACTTCAATAGCTGGGTCGTCTTTATAGTTATAGGTGCTAGGGATGCGTAGTACCCGTGACACCTCAAAAACCGCAGGGTCAACGTGAAGGTCGTGGGTTATGCAGAGTTCACGCAGCCGCGCAGCGACAGGCTCCCACTGCTCACGAGTTACTTCTTCGGTCAGCGGCCAGTATACGTGTAACCCGCGCCCTGAATTAACGAGGATAGGTTTGGGTAGGCCGATAGTGCGGCAGAACTTCTGCAACGCGGCTAAGGCTGTAGGCTGGTCTATGTAACCATCCGGCCTTTGAGTTTTTTGGTTTACTACTGCCTTGGTAGGCCCGCAGTCGATATCCAGCCAGAAAGACTTTATGGCTTTGACGTTGCTCTTTTTTCGGCCTGATCCATCAGTGTACTTTGCCACACCGAAGAAAACATTCCGCTTCTGTTGCACCATTAAAGCGGCGATTTCGTCTACTTCCTCACGGGTCTCCACGAGGTACTGTTTGGTGTTATCGACTCCCTTGATACCAAGCACGGCAAACCATCCGGAGGATGGCTGCACAGCGTTCAAGAGGTCAAATTGTGTCATGTGTGCCAGTCAGCGAAAGCTACCCTCCGCATATGCTTCTGATACCAGTAGGCATTTGCCCTAGTCGAATTGGGTTATGTAAGACTCGATTAAGGTGGCCAACGCTGGCTGCGGGTTAGTTGCTCCCGCGAACCAGTTGTATACCGTTTGACGAGTAACCCCCATCCTCTTTGCTACTACCGTAACCGGAACATCATGTTTGATGCACACTTTCCCGAGGCGGACACCCAGTGATTTACTGGGTGCCCTCCGGTTTAGATCACGTAGTCGAAGGCTGTAGCCCTGCGACATATTTAGTCCTCATCTTCCGCGCCATCGCCCCAAGCGTTTACGATGGACGCAAGGTCACCATTTGCAGCAGGGGCTTCTTCAACCGTAGATGCTTTGGCGCGGCGCTTCACTGGTGCGGCGGGTGCTTCATCTTCGTCGTCATCTTCCGGCTCTTCGGAGCGAGTGACAACAGGAGCGGGAGCAGGCTTAGAAGCTTCCTGCTTAGGAAGAGCCTTAACACCGTCAGTGGCAGCAACAGTTAGCTGCACATACTTCTTGGTTTCGGGGTCAGCCTGTGCCTCAACGACCAGCGCATACTCGGCATCGCTGATACCGCGCAGTGGTGTGAACAGCAGTTCCATGCTGTCAGCATTCAAGTCGTAGCTGATGTTGGTCACAACCGTGTCAGGGCTTTCGCCGTTACCCAGAAGGTACTTAACGTAGCTCTCGAACGGATGCACATTGCCGTTGCCCTTACCAAAGAGCGACTTGGCGGGCACGTTGAACTGGTAGACTTCCCCAGTAGGATCGCCCTCGACCAAAATAGCAAGGCGGCGCTGGAAGCGGCAAGCACGACCACCGTTGTCACCGGAACCCTTTACGTTCTGTGGGCAGTCGGCGCAGTTGGAATGCTGCTTGTTAGAGGCAGATGCCTCCGGCTTATCACCAAGGTTTGACCAGCAGTCAGGCAGCGTAGCCTTAGCATTAGGGTCATACTTGCCAGCGTAGAAGGTGCGGCTAACCTTGGGCAGTGCGTCAACGATGATAGAATTGAACTCGCCACGGATAGCGTTGCCCATCTGCTCACCGTTAATCATGCGCTTGAAAGTGCCGTTGGTGTTGGTGGCGATGCGGCGCATACTGTTGGTGGCCGCAAGGGTCTTAGCGAGGCCAGTTAACTCCCGCTTGCCGGAAGTTGAGACTGCACCGGACTGTTTGAAAATAGAAAGATTGCTCATAATTTCCTCTTACTTGTTGGTTGGTTTGCGAACTTGGACAACATATTTGCGGTCACACTGCAACCCAGCCGGGAAGGCTTCGGGGTTTTCTTGCAGGAACTGTTTCATGTTGCCATTGTGGATGCGCTGCTCCAAGAGTTGCGGCACATCGTTTTCCTTAATGAAGCGATACATCGTCTCCCAGTCGCTCGTCCAGTAGCGTGAGTTAATACGCCGACTGATTGTACCACTGGGGGTCTTGATGCTGTCGGCGTTCTGCTCGTTGCAGATTTCCAGCAGCTTGTTACTCACTATATCAAGTTGGTCCTTAAGGGCAGCTATAGCTTCCTTGTGCTGCTCTTCCTTCTCGTCGATAACAGCCCGGATTTTACGGTAAACTGCCACCATATCGCTAATGGGTAATTCGGTTTCGATCATAATTGCTCCTTCGCCCTGAGGCCCGACCAGCATATCTTAACATTTTACAGTGTCAAGGGGTATCTGTGGCGATTTGCCTATAGAGGTCGATAATTTTTTCGTGGTTCGTGATGTTGTGTTGCAGCATGTGGTACAGCCTAGCCTCTACGTCACTACCCCGAATATGAACGACGGTCATGTTGCTCTTTTGCCCCGGACGGTTGATGCGGGCGTTGGCTTGGAGGTAGGTTTCCACGCTCGTTACAGGTGCGTACCATATAACAGTGTTAGCTGCCGTGAGCGTCAACCCGTGCGATGCAGCCTGTGGCTGGATGATAAGCACATGGGGGTCTTTGCGGGTCTGGAACTCCTGCACGATCTCACTGCGGCGGTTCACTGGCACCTTGCCGTTGATGACATCACACGAGATTCCTTCCTTTTCTAACCTCTCACGTAGTAGCTGGATGGTATGTGTGAAGGGCACGAAGACTAGCACTTTTTGACTAGCTTCTTCAATGACTTCCAAGACAGCCGTCAAGCGGTTGCTGACATCGAACTCGATAACCTCACCAGTGTCCGTGTAGACCGCACCACCGCTGATTTGCAGTAGCTTATTGATCTTGGTGGCGGCGTTGATCGCGCTAACTTCTTCACCCGCTGCCTCAAAGAGCATCTCGTCCTTGAGCATCTTGTAGTAGGACATCTGCATCTTGGTGAGGGGAGCTTCGCGCTCCATGTAAGTAACATCGGGCAGGTCGAGACAGTCTTTCCTCTCGAACCGAATGGCAGGTTGTAACACCTTATGCACGATGCCCTCTGCCTGTGGTTTGGCTACCCACTTGAACTGCGTTGCCTTGTACATGACTTGATCTCGGAACGAGCCGTAGTACTTGGGGCAGTTATCGGGGTTGACTAGCTTAGCCAGCCCGTAGGCGTCCAGTGGCGATTGTGCTGCTGGCGTACCAGTAAGCATCCAAAGACGCGGTTTGATCGTGTTCATGATGCGGCTAAGCACCTTCCAACGGTTGGTCTGCGCATTCTTGTAGGCGCTGGCCTCGTCCACCACGATAAGGTCGAAGCCACCGTTGATGATGGCGTCTTCTACCACGGCTAACCCGTCAAAGTTAAGGATGACGAACTCGTTGCCAGCCTTGATGATCTTCTCACGCTGCTTGGCCGCACCATGCGCAACGGAGCAAGAGCGGTGCATCGCAAAGGTAAACAAGTCCTGCTGCCATGCAGCTTTCATGATGGATAGCGGACACAGCACGAGGATGCGCCTGATCTCACCCAGCTTAATCAGATAGTCCGCAGCCCAGATAACCGAAGCGGTCTTACCTGTACCCTGCTCGTTGAAGCAGAACGCCTTATCGTTGAGGGTGAGGAAGGATGCAGTGGTCTTTTGGTGGTCAAACGGCTTGTGTTTACCGGGCCACTTATAGTTTTTCTGGATCGGTGATGGTGGGTTTTCTATGCCGAGCTTCATGAGCGCCTTAGTTTCCTTAAGGCCCCATCTCACTGCTACTTCGTACGTATCCCCATCCTGCCTATATACCGCGCTCTTCTTAATATTGTCGGTAATGGTCTTGGGTTCGGTAGTCTTGACGAGTAGCACCTTATCGTCAACGATTTGCATTATTTCTTCCGTTCTCGTTTGCTGGTTTCATCCACTAAATTATGTTTGCTATCACGTTTGAACGAGCGGTTCTTAGCAGCGCTCTCGACGCGCACACCTTGCTTGTTGCTACCACCCTTATCGAAAGCCACCTTGTGGGCTACGTCTTTGCCGTCACCCTTGCTAACCTTGCCCTCTTTCATGAGTTTGGCGCGGGCGGCGTTACGCGCAGCACGGTTCTTTTTCTGCTCCGGACTAGCTTCGTATTTGGCAGCAGTGTTGTACTTGCGGTCTTTAGGGTCTTTGTACGGCATCACCACTTCCTCGGCGGTTTATAGTGCTCGCATACTAGCACGGGACACCATCCACACAAAGGCCCAGACTTGGGGTTCCATACGCCGCTATCTACCGCGCTCTCTAAGGCATCCAGCTGCGAGTCAAACACAGAGAAATAGCCATCCAACCCCTCTCGCTTGTGAATCTTCTTAGGGAACTCCTGACTAACCACGAAAGCTAGCCCTGACTTGATCTTCATCACCTCGGGGTAGTGGACGAATACCGCAGCAGCCATAAGGTCAAGCTGCTTCATGTCGGCGTACTTGGCGTTCTTACCAGTCTTGTAGTCCACCATGTGGGCAGTCTCACCGTTCACGATCAGCAAATCGACGATACCCCGCCACCACACCTGCTTACCAAAGAAGCCGCAAGGCTCGTAGCCAGTACCCGTCTTCTCGACACCCAGCTTCAACTCAGTGTGCTTCTCGCCGGGAAACTTGGCTAGCACTTCCACTACGCTAGCATACTGTGTAAACTTAGGCGGGATCGGTGTGCCGTTCTTGATAAACAACTCGGCAGCTTCGTGGAAGTCGGTTCCGTAGATAGCCGCCTCGCCGGGGCTATCCTTAACATCCTTGGCGATCTTCAGATGGTAGTACTTCTTAGGGCACTGATCGAAGGTCTTGATGCTTGAGTAGGACCAAGCTGTCATGGGGGGTTATCTTTCTCGTCGTCCGGCTTACCATAGTGGAAGCCATCCTCGTCCTGCCACCCTAGCGGGGCCAGTGCACAAAGCAACCAAGTTGCGATACCACATACGCCCATAAGGATCATCGCTATGGTTATCATCACGTTACCTCCAGTGCTGCTAGTCGCTTTCGCATTCCCAGACCGTTGTCGCGGTCCGAATGTCTGTCGGCCAGCCGGTGTCCTGCGTGAAGCTGCGCTCTTGGAACAGGAGCATATTGGTTGGCCTAATAAGCAGCCTGTCGCCCCTCGTCTGCATGAACGCAAACTCCTTACTCTGGCTAGGTGACATGCTGAAGCCGTCGCTGTGCGGGCAGGCCCAAAACAGGCACGTCGCCTTATCCTCGGTGCCGTCGTAGCGCGCGTCCAGCCCGGACAAATACGGGTATGAAATGGTATCGAACTGGGTTCCGAAACAATCCCAGACTTGCGCTTGCTTGAGCGTCCAACCTTCCTGCGGTGTGGTGCTAAAGGCTAGGGCGTGAGGTGGCAGGTTACGATACACCGCGCCGCACTCCAGCATTACGTGGCATCCAAAAGCTCGGTTTTCCTCAGACCTTATGGCGAACCACACGGCGGGTTCAAAGCGTTGCTTGCCGCCCCGAAAGAACGCGCTGTCCACATATACGTAGAGGTGGTGCGGTAAGTTGCGGCTGCTCATTGCTTGTCTCCTAATGCTTGACGCAGTTCTTGCACCTCTTCACGCAGCCGCTCGTTCTCGGCTTCCAGTGCTTTGACCCTCTCGGTCAGCAGTTCTTCGGGGTATTTCATCTCATAATTCCCTTCGCGTCGTGCTGGGGTTGTCCTGTCACGGGAAATTACCCCCCACTGGGTTGGGTAGACCGAGAGGTGCAGCGGTGCCTACGGTCGCGCCCACGGGAACAGCGTCACCGGTCCACGGCGACTCATTCATCGGGCCTTTGCAGTCGGCCAGCCGCACACCATTGACTTTGCGAGGGCGCACAACGCACGGGAAGCTCCACATGTTGCTCATGCCGCCTCCCGGTGCTGCGGTAGTGGTAAAGGTCCGCTTGACGGATGGCAGCACGGCCCAGTTGGGTAGCTGCGGATAGCTTTGCGCGTTTGAGAACAGCGACCAGACAGTCTTAGGTGTGCCATCAGGGCTACTGCACGATCCGCGCATCAAGTTAAGGTCTGCTATGCTAGGCCCACGCAGCACTGGGCAAACGGATACGCCCGCCTGAAACTCTTTGCCGTTAACCTTGACGGTTTCGCCGGGGATGGCGACTGTCGGGCTGCTGGCGCACAGTGCGTAGGGTTGGTGGCAGATAGCCAGCGCGGGGCTGGCGATGGCCGGTGTCGAGGTCGATGCAGCCATGATGGCTGCTAAGGTTAGGTATCTCATGCTGCTAATCCTCTCGCGTTGCATACTTGCCGCATCATTAGTGGCGTGAAGCCCCAGATACGCATGGCTTGGCTGTAATCCTGCGTGGCGCGTTTGATGTCGCTGTCTACTACTGCTAGCTGGCTAGCCAGCTTGTCACGCTTGACGAATAGTGCGGCGGCGCGCTTGGCCGCATCGGTTGCGGGGTCAGTCATTGTCTGCTCCTTCGATTGTTTCTGGTTACGCTAGCCGGTCCATATACCACTTGGCTTTGGCAAGGTCTTGCGCGGGGTTACCCTTCAGGTCCGCACGGGTTAGGTACTTGATGACGCTACCCTTCAGGTACCCGGCGAACTCTTCGTCGGTGAGCTTGGCCTTGATGAAGTCGATAGTCTCGATACCGCCGTATGTGTAGTGCGCGGGGCTATTCACGAGGTCTGGTGCTAACTCCACTAGCTCCAGTACACCTCCCGCTTCCTTAAGCTGCTTCTTAGCTAGGTATATGTAGCTGTCGCTAACCAGTATACGCGATTTGATCTGCTTTACAGTCTGCCCACCTTTAAGCATGTCCAAGACAGCTTCAATTTTAGTTTTGTACTTGGCTGGGTAGTATTGAACTGCTTGTTCTTTATTAGTCATTTCAATTGCTCCTTACTTGAGGTTACCGCCCGATTTTAGGATGTCGCCGCCATAGACGTAGGTTCCTACGTGCTCTAGCTTGATGAACGGATGGGCGTAGATTTTACCGCCATGCTTCCTGAATAGCTCGCAGAAGTGGTAGTCTTCTGACAAGAGCGCGCCGGTATGGTCGATACTGGTAGCAAAGAACTCATACGTCAGCGGCTTAACGTACTCGTCAGTCTCTGGGTCTTTGAACGATGCAGTTCGGTACGTAGGTACATGAGGCATCAGATGCTCGAACACTGCCCGCTTGATGAGCATGAAGCCCGTGCCGCCATGCCGCACCTCGAAGATACCCTTCTCGTTGGTAGTAGCATCGTCTGTTCCTACCATGTTGAGGACGAATGCCCCGGCGTAATCTTGCAAGTCTGTTTGGCTCGTCTGGGCAGCGCGCTTCACGCTATCCCAGTTCACTTCCTTCTTGGGGTAGATACCGCAGACGATATCTTCGTCTGCTAACATCAGTTGGGCAACAGCCTCACCGTCAAAGCTAATGTCAGCGTCAATGAACATCAGGTAGTCGTGGTTGTTCTCTAGGAATACGCGGGCTAGCTCGTTGCGGGCACGAGTAATGAGGCTCTCGTTCATGAGGTGGCCCCAGAATACCGGGACTCCAATCTCTCGCATCTTCTGCATAGTCGTGAGTAACCCCATCACATAGTGCCCGGTACACATACCGCCGTACATCGGGGTAGCCACCATCAGGGTTGGCTTCTTCGGCTCCACGGGTTTTACTTTAATCGTGTCGGTCATTTGCTTGGTCCTTGGTTTCGTACCGAATGTTGATCTCTGCAAACGGGCTACCACCTGCCTTAAAGGGTACTACATCCAGTAGATGCTGGTATGCTCGTACCGCAGCGTTCATAGCTATAAGGGCTTCGTGCATGGCTTTTTGCCATACTTCCGGTTTCTCTTCAGTCATTCCACTTGCTCCTTCTCTCTGTGGCCTAGGTCTACGTGCATATTGACTAGCTTATCCACAACTCGCTTAAACGAGTCGTCTTTCTTCATCATTCTGTCCGCACGGATGAGGCCGTGTATTACAGTGCTGTGGTCCCGGCGCATGATCCTGCCAACCTGCGTCTTGCTGGCACCCCGTAGATAGAACGCCATGTATAAGCCGAACCGTGCGCGGCATACGAAAGCAGTCCGGTTGTCTGCATAGATAACGTCGGGATGGATTTTAAACATCTCCGACCCGGCTAGAACGAGATCGCTTGTAAGCACTATGCTAACCTCTCTTCCTGATAACCATTTGGTAGCCAACGTGCACGATCTCGACCTCCTCTGCGAAGATGTTTACGAAGGCGTCGATAGCCAGCTTGGGCCTGTGCAGGATATCGCGGGTGCTGGGCATCCAGTTGTAATCGTCAAACACCATAAACCCCTTGGGCTTGAGCAACGGCCAAGCCATGCAAGCGTCAGTCAGTACGTCCTTGGCGATGTGGCTCCCGTCGATATAGATGAAAGAATAGTAGGGTTGGTCCTCGTCGCTATCCACGCCGGTAAGTAAGCACGAAAGACCATATACAGAGCTACCCTTTTGCCACTCTACCACTCTATCGGGAAACTTATCTACGACCACTCCAATGTTGTGGCTAAACCGTTTCTCGACCGCAGCCATGTCCTCCTCGGTATGCTCTTCGCCACCTTCCCATGTGTCAATGCAGTAGATATCATCGCTGCAGCGGGTTCCATCGTTACTCTGCATCATGTTTTCAACGATCCAGACGGTGCTGCGACCTTCAAAGGAACCTATCTCAAGGAAGCAACGTCCTTCCCCCGCATCGCGCTCTGGCAGCATAGGGATAAGCTGCGTCCAGACTTCTGGCGACCAGTGGAACCAGTCTTTGGTGAATTGGTATTCGCTCATTTTAGAGTTCCTTTCAAAGTTCCCGGTATTCCGCCGTTGTATAGCTGTTCCTGTCGCAGTTGCTGCTGCCTCAACTGCTGCGCTTGTGTCTGTGCTTGTTGCAACTGTTGCTGCTTCCACTGGTCGTACTGCTGCTGCTGCTGAGCTGGGTTCGGATAAGATAGGTACGGCACATTCGCAGCTTTAGCTTCTTCCATCTCCGCACGGCGGCGTTCAGGGCCGGTGAGTAGCTCGTCCATCACATGCTCGTGGATTTCGGCTAGCCGAATGTCGCGCATCGCTGCGTTGACTGCTGCCTTGTCGGTCTCGTTTCCGAAAATATCTATGCTGGTTAGGTGATCTTCCCATCGGTTATGGAACGGCTCTTTCCCAACCCTAAACTCTTCAGGGTGGCTGCCCATCCGTGCTAGTAGCAGCCGCACGACTGCATGGGGTTCATCCTCCATAACTTGCTCCTATACTAACGGGGTTATGACGTCGGCCAGATTGTTATAGTGTGTGGCTAACTTCCTATGTGTGGCTGCAATCTGATTAATAGTTGCTCGTATCTCTTTGAGTGCCTTATACTCCGCCATCTGCTCTTCTATGACAGGGCTATCGGGGTTCTCGACCGCCCACACAATATTCTCCCACTCGACCAAAGATTTGCGCCCAAGATTGGGGACGCGCAGCAACTCGTGGCTAGGTACATCTATAAAATCTCCGACCGTTGCGGGCCTTTTTGGGTTTCGGGGGCGGTCCCAGTCGTTTATTAAGCTATATTTTAGGCGTACACTTATCTCCAAGTCGGAGATTAACGTGTCCCGTGTTATCTTCTTAACCTCCATAACTTGCTCCTATCTTGCTCTCACAGTTTAGTGGTAGGCCAGTGGCCCACTTAGGTTGAATACGCATACATTGCTCGACGAACGCTCGTGCCTCTGGTGCTTGCTCCGTAGGCGCAATGATACCCACGGCATCGTGCACGGTCATCGCTACCTTCTGGCTACGGGCAATCATCAACATCTGCTCACCAATAATGATGCGGGCTAAGGCTTGGCACACGTTCTCAATCAGCTTCCCGCCATATAGCCGGTTCGGGATGGTGGCACGGCCACGCCTCTGATCGTAGAGAAACTCTGGTCTGCCTTTGGTGCCTGTTGTTAGGCGCAGATTGGGGTACTTTAGGTATAGCCCGTTAGGTAGACGTATCCCAAGGGCGTTAACCAAGACTACCCCGTCCTTACCGAGCGGCGAAGTTGAACCGCCAAGGATAGCGGCGATAGCGGCTTGCCCCTGCTGCCAAAGCACGGGGATTTGAGGGTACGTATCACGATATACTTGGATGATATACTGGCACTCGCCTAGCCCCATCTCGACACCGAATGCCTTTAGCTGCGCCTTGAACTTGTCTGGCCCCATACCGTAACCCGCACCAAGGATGGTGGTTTTCCCTACGAAGCGTTCGGCATCTACTACATCCTCCATCGGCTTATCGTAGATGGCAGACGCCATCATCTTATAAACGTCCTCACCGCGAGTGAAGGCATCCACGAGGTCGTTCTGCCCCGCCAGCCAAGCCAAGGTCCGCGCTTCGATCTGGCTGCTGTCGCAGTCGATAAACGTATAGCCCTCAGGCGGCAGCACAGCCTTCTTGAGTGGCGACTTGCGCGGCAAGTTCTGCATGTTCACCTTGTCATCGCCACCCCAGCGCCCAGTGTGCGCAGCGTAGTAGCGTAAGGGTATTGGTAGTGTGCCTCGATCCGCAATGTCGATAAACCGCTGCGTCCTTGTTTCCTCAAGGGTGCTTTTTACTCCTAGTCGCGCAGCGACAATGGCTTGCACCATAGGGTCGTCATGCTCCAAGAGTGCCTTGAACCCTTCATCCGTCTTAGCGAAGGCGTAAGTCTCCTTGCCCGTTGTAGGGCTGATCTTGGTTGGCACCTCAACACCACGAAACTCAAGCAGTGAGGCCAGCTTGGGGTTACTCATCAGGTCAGACCTGTCATAGTTGAGCTTGCTCATAAGCTCCGCCTTGTTGGCCTGTACGCGAATGAGGTGGTCCTCAAGGATGCTCTTATCCAAACGTAACACTGGCTCTGTGAACATGCGTATCGTCAGGTCCACTAGCCGCTGCTCAAGCGCGGGGAACTTAGGTGCCATGCACTCGAATAGCTTAAGCGTCAGGTCGCAGTCGTTACAACAATACCCGCCATAACGAGCCAATTCCTCAGGGGTAAAATCTATCCTCCGCTTACCCAGTGCGTTAAGCACCTCGTTACCCTTCTCACCGACAGCGTAGAACTCGGCCAGCGCCTTCAAGCTAACCCC